CTGGACTACAGAAACTCTTGCCCAGTTGAATGACATAGTGAAATGACTGACGAACAAATTACAATGCTCCGTCGTCTCATTAAAGATGAGATTGAATGTGCCCAGATTGATGGTATGGAGCATGGTCAATGGGGATGGGCAGAGAAACAATTAGATGAAGGTTGGAAACAGTTTCAAGAGAGTTTCAATGACTGAAGACGACAAGTATGCTCTCAAAGAGTTGCTCCGTGGTGTTGGTGTATTTCTTGGTGCCTCTGCTTTCTTCATCATTATTCTGTTGGTACTAGCAAAAGTTGCTTCAGGTGATAAACCAATCAACTCTGCATCATTTGAGGTGGTTGACAAATACAAAGAGTGTGATATAGTAAGATACGCACCACATCAAGTTGCCGAATACAAGTATTTCCTTTATTGTGAGAATAACAAATGAGTATCCCACATTTCAAAAGCAACCACGACTGGGAAGCATTTACCCAGATCTTTGATAGTCAGTGGCATTGTAAGAGAGCACTGCTGAATCGTGTCAAAAATGATCTATTCCCTGAATATAAGACTTGGGATCAAATTCAACCTAAGACCTTGGAAGTCATCAATGACATCGTACAGAATCTCCTGTATGATGTAGATCGTAAGTTCAAAGAGACGCACCAGGACTATAAGACTGAAGATGATGAACTCTTCATTCCTTATCGTTCATTCAAGGAGAATGTAACAGAAGCACTCAAAGAGGCAATGCCATGTGCTCTCGAAAAACATAACCAGGAAATTCTTGCTAAACTAGAATGCCCTCCTTGTGATACACTTGCTTGTGCTGATCACCTGACAGATGAGTGATGACTATTAAAGTAACCCAAGATGACGAGAACAAGTTCACAATCGAGTGGGACGCAAACGACCCGCAAGAAAGCATGTTCAACAACTGGAAGGAGGAAGACTTTATCAATGCAATTGAAAACTACCTCAAGACTTTCAAAAAACAATGAAGTATAAAGTTCAGTACCTCAAACCCAAAAAGAAGGGTCTTGCCAAACATGAAGTCGTCTTCTACAATATAGAAGACGCAATGAGGTGGGAATCCTACGTTAAATACGAACTAAACGCACAAGAACTTCAAATCGTACCATTCTAATATGCGACCAGAAACACGAGAAGCAATGGAAAAGTTATTCACTGCAAAGTGGAATCTTCCTAAAGCTGCACAACATTGCGGTCTATCTAACAAAGAAATGAAGATTACATTCAACGAGTATTGTAATTTCCATCCCGTAACTTATAAACCTGAATAGGTTTTTTTATGGGACTGTCGCCTATTGGTTAAGGCCCACTGCTTATAACGGTGTGAACGGAGTTCAATTCTCCGCAGTCCTACCAGCTCCTTTAGCAATCTGGTGAATGCAGCGAACTCATAATTCGCCTGAGGCGTGTTCGATCCACGCAAGGAGCACCTAAGGGACGGTGGCGGAAGTGGTAGACGCACCAGACTTAAAATCTGTTGGGAGTATTCCCGTGGGGGTTCAAGTCCCCCTCGTCCTACTAAATAAATGAAATTATTTTTGAAAATGACTATCAAATCTAAATTTATTTCTTATTTTGAAGGTTATTTTAACAATCAACGTCAGGCATTTAATATGCCTAGAGAATTTGCTATGATTGAAATCAATCATACAAAATTAGATAAAAACACATTCAGAATAACTCAAAAGTATATAAAGAGTAAAGATCCATATAGAATTGCTATTGTAGAAATTAGTCAAAAAAATGGTAAAATACTTCTAAAATCATATGACAATTCTGAAGATAGACAATATAAAAAAGGATGTGATATAATATTTGAGTATGATGAAAGACTAGATAGATTCCATGGACAAAACGTTTGTAAAAAATGTTATGTTGAAAAAAGTGGAATTAACTCATATTTAATGACTGAAGCTTTCTTAAGTAAAGATAGATATAAAGTAGTGGATAAGGGTTATGATCTAGAAACCCATAAACAAATATGGGGATCTTATAATGGATTTTTTGACTTTGATCGGAAATAATCCGATCTTCCTATGCCACTTTAGCTCAGCTGGATAGAGCAACGGTTTTGTAAACCGTAGGTCGTCGGTTCAAGTCCGACAAGTGGCTTAAATAAATAAAAATAAAACCATGATCATCAATCTCTGGCATAACAAAGACATGGATCAATGGAGGTGGACTTTAACAGATCCACAAACAATGGACCAACATGCTGGTGGTCAAAGTGATCTAAGAACCGCAATGAAGGATGTTGCGAACACGGTAGAATATGTTTTAGACCACCGGAAAAATGAATGAATCGGATTTATATTATAAAAAACTAAAAAATAAATCTACAGTATTGTATGATCTTTGCAACTCTGCAATAAAAAATCTAACAGAAGAAGATCGTAAAAAGTTAAAAAATCGTGCTGACTTTAAAGTAATAAAGGTCAATAAAGAAACTTTTTTGCAAGAACCAATATTGAAGAAACTTAATGATCATTTTGAGATAAGTTTCGCAGCAATTTTTGTACTAGAAAAAAATATTGGATGTAACTTTCATGTTGATGAGCCAAGAAATGTTGCTATAAACATGTTATTGTCTTCTGGTTTAAGTCATAGTATCTTCAAGAAAAAGAAAGAACTTGATAACTCTTATCAGTATGAATTTGAGGAGTTAATATTTGAAGAAAAAGTTTTTTATTTGTATAATGTTTCAGAAGAACATTGTGTTCTAAATTTTGATAAACCAAGATTTATGTTTTCAATTAAATTCAAAAATGGTAAATTAACTTACGAAGAACTTTTTAACTGGTGCAAAGAAAATAATATGTTTGAATCCACACATAATGAGTAATTATACTTAAATGAAGAGTGATTTTTATATAGATAGAGTTAGTAAAGAAGAAGTAAAAGATCTCCTTTACACTCATCACTATCTAAAAGATGAGTCCAAAGATTTCAAATCTGGGTATAATTATGGACTTTTCAGGCATACTGAGTGGGAATGCCCTCTTAGGATTGGCAGGTGTCTTGCTGTTTGTATTTTTACTGGGCTCCCAGTTCCAGAAATTGCCGTAGGTGCATTTGGTTTACAACGTGATGAACAAGAGGGTTTATTTGAACTCTCTCGTCTATGCGTAGATCCAGAAGTGCAGAAAGAAGAATATAATATTACCTCGTGGTTTGTGAGTAAATGTATTAAGAGGTTTAGAAGAGATGCCCCAGTTCGTGCTATTCTTAGTTATGCTGACGCTAGTCACCACACTGGAACCATATACAGAGCTTGTAATTTCAAGTACTATGGGTTAACTGACCCTAAAAAAGATTTCTATTACGCAGATGGAACCAAACATTCTAGAGGTAGTGTCAGCGGCATTGACGGTGAGTGGAGGGATCGCTCTCGTAAACATCGCTATCTTATGGTTTTTCAAAAGGAGTTAAAGGAAAGACTTGCCTGGGAAGAAGTAAAGTGGTAATATAATAACTGGTGATACTAAAAACCACAGACAAATCCCTTCCGTGTGAACTTCTAAACCTCCCCATTCGGGAGGTTTTTTAGTGTCTAAATATAAAAAGAATAGATTTGTCACGTAGGACAGCAAAATGCCCCTAAGTAGATTAGAGAATTTCCTAAAGAATGCAGAAGGTAATATTCTTTACGTAAATCCCTCAGATTTTGATGCGACTGATAGCATTGAAAATAGAGGTAATTCGTTAACGAGACCTTTCAAAACTATCCAAAGAGCAATACTTGAGTCAGCAAGATTCTCATACTTGGTTGGAAAGAATAATGATAAAATCGATAACACAACTATATTAGTTTATCCTGGTGTCCATTATATTGATAATAGACCTGGACACTCTATTACTAATCAGGGAAATACCGCAGAATTTAAACGCTTTGTTGATGGATCTTGGACAACTGTTGGCGCACAACTAACAGAATTTACAGAGAATTCTAATTTTGATATCTTTGATGAAGATAACGATTTAAGAAAATATAACTCAGTATACGGTGGTGTAATATTACCTAGAGGTACTTCTCTTGTTGGTTTGGATCTTAGAAAGACTAAGATTCGTCCAATGTATGTACCTGATCCACTCAATGATGATATAGATCCTACTTCTGTCTTTAGAGTAACTGGTACATGTTACTTCACTGCATTTAGTATATTTGACGCAGACCTACTTAAAGCTGCATATAAAGATTCAACAGAAAGAAAAGTAGTTCCAAACTTTTCACACCATAAACTAACAGTATTTGAATATGCTGATGGTGTTAATAAGGTAAAATTAGATGCAGAACAAACAGATCTAACTGATCTGGATATGTACTACTACAAAGTAACCCATGCTTATGGGGATACTTCTGGAAGAGGATTGCCTAGTTTCCCAATCAATAATGATTCAGACTTTGAGCCATCTATTGATGAATACAGAATCGTTGGAGATTTGCGTCCAGATCCCATTGGAATTACCAGTATTAAGGCTGGTGACGGTGTAATTCCGACTCAAACAGTAACTGTAACCACTTTAACTCCACACGGATTGTTTAAGGATACTCCTGTGTTTGTTAGTGGTATTACAACAAGCATTAATGAATATAACGGATCTTTCTTAGTTCAAGATATTCTTAGTGATAATGAATTTACTTATATTTCACCAAATACACCTGTTGAAGCTTTACCAACTCCTGTTCAAATATTAAATGCATCCGCAAACGTAGAGTCTGATAGTGTTTCTTCAGCATCACCATATGTATTCTCATGTTCATTGAGATCTGTATATGGTATGAACGGCATGTTTGCCGATGGTTCTAAGGCAACTGGATTTAAGTCAATGTTGACTGCCCAGTTCACTGGTATTTCTCTACAAAAAGACGATAATGCCTTTATTTTATATGACAAAACAACTGGAATCTATGATGATAATTTAACTGTTAATGATTCTGAAAAACCACTTCATACCAATTCCAAGTCAGTATATAAACCAGACTGGGAAAACGTACACATTAAAGCAACAAATAACTCCATTATTCAGTGTGTTTCTGTTTTTGCGATCGGTTATGCTAGACATTTCGTTGCAGAAACTGGTGGTGACATGTCAATCACCAACTCTAACTCTAACTTCGGTGCAGTATCACTAGAATCTGTTGGATTTAGACCAGAATCTTTTGACAGAGATGATGTCGGTTATATTACTCATGTTATTCCACCAAGAGAATTAGTAAACAGAGAAAGTAACGTAAGTTGGCTATCTTTAGATGTAAACAAGATCATTTCTGTTGCTACCACCGAAAGACTTTATATCTCAGGATATACAAGTCTAGACGTTCCACCACCATCACAGGTTGATTCTTATAGAGTTGGTGCTAGGGATCAAGAACACTTAAATCTTTCAGTTATTATTGGTGCTCAACAAAACAGCTACAAAGCACCAATTCTTATGCAGACTCCAAGTGGCATAGGAACTTCAGCGAAAAAAGTATCACAAGTTGGAAGAACTGTAGGTATTAACAGTATTACTTCAAATATCTTCACTCTAACAGCTGATCATAATTTCTTCAATGGAGAAAAAGTAAGAATTGAAAGTGATAATGGAAATTTCCCAGAAAATTTATCAAACGAAAAAATATATTATGCATATACAACAGGTTTGGCTGCAAATGAAATTAAACTATCTTCCACATTAAATGATGCAAATTCTGGAAATACAATCAGTGGTATTTCCAATGAGGGTGGAATAATAAAAGTTATCAGTTATGTTTCCGACAAACTTCCTGGAGAAGTTGGTCATCCTATTCAATATGATACTTCTGTAAATAACTGGTATATTCAGAGTAGTGATGATGAATCAAAGAACACCATTTATTCTGGTATTGTATCTATTGGGGCTGCTTTATTAGGAAATCAAACTGGATCAACCTTTATTACTAGAAGAATTGATAATAGAGGATTAGATGATAGAATCTACAAATTCCGTTATGTTATTCCAAAAGAATTTGTAAATGCTCGTCCACCAACAGATGGATTTGTTATCCAAGAAACCAAATCTGTAGGAATTTCTAGTGCATCAATATTATCATTCCCATTAACTGATACAACGGAACTAAGAAATCCAAAAGTAATTACAAGAGCAGTTTATGCAGCTGGTTCAGTATTTTATGACACAGAACTCCCACACCATTTAGTAGTAGGTGACACTGTAAAAATATCAAATATTCAGAGTGTCAATCAATCAAACTTTGAATATAATGGATCTTTCGTTATTTCTGAAGTAGTAACACCAAGACAATTTGGCGTTTATAATTTTGCTGGAGATCCTGGTTTATTCTTAAGCCAAGTAAACCAAAGAACAACTCAACAACAGATTGAAGCTCTACCAACGGTACAAAAAGAAAAATCGAAAGATAGTTTATACATCTATAGATCACAAGAGGTAAAACCACTAATTCCTGGAGCTGGCGGTCAGGATGGAATTTACACTATCACTGTTCTCTCAGGTAGTGTAAAACCAGACTCATCAATCGGATTTGGATTAAGTGATAGAAACTTTAATCAAGATGTAAGAAATCTTTATCCACAAATTGATAGGGATAATTACGACTCAGATCCACTACCAACCATAAGTTATGCTGAACTATCTCCTAGTGGTCTAGTCAACACTAACGACAAACGTCATTCACTCACTAAAGAAGCTCTAGACGTTTATTTTGAAAATAATAGAGTAGGTCTTGCAGTCACTGGAGCATTTGTAAGTGGAACTGGAAATACCACACTTACACTATACACTGATACATTCCACAATCTAAACTCCATCAAGTCCGTATCAATAACAGTAGATGGTGCTGGATATAATAATTCTGCTGGAGTTACAAGTACAATCTATTCTGCTGAGTTAATTAATAATTCTATTGATGGTAAAAATGCTTCGGGAAGAGTAGTTGTTTCTGCTGCTAATACTGTTCAGTCCATTCAAATAATTGACCCTGGTTCTGCATATGGTATAGGCAATACTATGGAAGTTTCTGCTCTTCCAGCAGGAAATCCCACATCATTTGCAGTAGTTACTGTTAATGAAATTAACAATAATGTAGGAGATACTATTGATCTGAGTGGATTTGCAGATCCAGTAATGAATGGAACATTTAAGATCACAAATATTCCTTCTGCAAATCAAATTGCTCTAGAGATTGAAGGTGGACTACCATCAACTGAATTTTTAGAAAGAAATGATGAAAGAACACCTATTGCATATATTGGATCCAAAGGAGTTCAAGTAGTAAACATTGATGTTACTGAGGAACTCGGTATATCAACAGTAACTACCGCAAGTGCTCACGGTATGTTACCTGGAAACAGTTTTGTACTAACTGGAACTGGAAGTACATACTTCTCTGGTAAGTTCTTGGTTGATGAAAATGTTGGACTAACTACATTTGCATTCTTCTCTGGAATTAGTACATTTACTGAGACATATAGCTCATCTGGTGTTCAGGTACAGAAGTCATCTATTGCTGCTAATGGAAGAGCTTTAGGATCTGGAGAAGAAAACTTAGGTGGAAGAGGAACATATTTGTATGCTGGTTTTACTACATCATTGTCATCTGCAATATCTTCAACCGATACGACTATTACATTAACAAGTGCTGATGGATTTAGAAAAGGTGATTATGTTGAAATTAATTCCGAAATACTTCGTCTTTCTACAGAGTCAACTTTAGATTCGTTTGATGTATTAAGGGGTCAATTCTCTACTGTTGCCTCAGCTAACGCATCTGGAACATTAGTAAGAAAGATTAGAGTTCTTCCTGTAGAGATTCGTCGTCCATCTATTCTTCGTGCATCTGGACATACATTTGAATATCTAGGATTTGGTCCTGGTAACTATTCAACTGGATTGCCAGTAAAACAAGATAGAATCCTAAGTGATAAAGAAATCTTAGTTGCACAGGCTAGAGAACAGGATGGAGGAACTGTCGTCTACACTGGTATGAATGACAAGGGTGAATTTTACTCTGGTGCAACTAGAATCAATGCACAAACAGGTGAAGAAGAGACTATTGAAGCACCTATTGTTTCCTTCTTTGGTGATGATCTATTAGCTGGTGCAGATAAAAGGAACAGTGGAACATTTGACGACTTGGTTGTTAAAGAAAGAATCACTGTTGAGGGTGGAGAAAATAACAATCAAACATCCCAATTCTATGGTCCAACTAACTTCTCCCAGAAAGTAACTGTTTCCGCTGATGATGGTTTAGAAACTAGAGATCTTTACATTAAAGGTGTTGCTTCTCAACCAAAACTATTGACAGTTGGTATTGCCACTCCAACAGATGCTAAGAAAACTGGTGATATTTCGTTCCTGGCTAACCCCGATCCCGGACGTTTCATAGGACATGTTTATGCTGATGGTGATTGGCGTCGTTGGGGAATGATTTCCAACGATAAAAATAGAAACTATCTAAAACTTGATCAAATTGCTGTAGGACAAAGCCAGGGAATTTACAATTTTAGTGATGCTGTAGAAGTAAATGGTACAGTCAAAGTTAAGAACCTTTATGTTGGTGGTGCTGTTACATTCGCTGGTTCTCAGGCAATCGGTAGTGCAGCATTCGATACGTTAGATGTTAATAAGACTCTAACATATAAAGGTATTGGAACAAACTATACCGTAATTAGTGAAAATGCTAATGCGATTGCACAATTCCAGAACGTAGAAGTTACTGGATATGCAGTTACCATTACCAACCCAACAATAACGATTGAAAATTCGTTCAATTCCACATACACAGGCGTATCTACAATCGCTGGAATCTTAGATGTTGGTAACTTAAGAACACCTCCCGCTGGTATTATCACTTCTGCAAACTTAGAAGTGACTGACGATGCAAACTTTAATAACATTTCGGTATCAGGACAAGCTTACATAACCTCAGGGATTATGACTGCAATTCTCACCGAATATATCGGTGGAACTGGAGGTGTTGGGGTCGGTGAAACTGTTGCAACTGCTTGTTTTAATGTTGGAGTCGTAACATCAATCACTGGTACTGCGTGTACTATTACTACAATAAATGGTACTAATGCCTTCATTGGTGGAATTAGAGCTACATCAGCACTTTCAACTCCTTTAGCTGCAGTTAATACTGGTATTATTACCAACTTCAAGAGCACAACTGGAGACATTGTAAATCTATTCTCTAATGTTGGTATTGTAACTACTCTTGATGCAAGTAATTGGGTTGGTGCTGAAACTCTCTATGCAAATACAGGATTTACAACAACTATTCTAAATTCTGGTTGGGTAGGAAGTAATCAAATTTATGCTAACAGTGGCATTATTACCACATTAAATGGTGGTGGAACTCCCGGAACTCAAGGAACTATAAGATACCTTGATGGTCAATTTGGTGGAAGTTTGTCACTGACAGGTTCATCAACTGGTGATGGTGTTTATTCCAACATTGGTATTATTACGCAACTTGGTAATGCTTCAACACTTCAATTTATTCATTGTGGTGATGGCGGAGGAGGAAATCCTGCGGGTGTTGTAACTGCTGCTAGATTTGTTTCTGCAATTCCTACAGGTACTGCACCAATTAGTGTTGCATCTTCTACTACTGTAAACAATCTAAACAGTCAATTTGTTGGTACATTTAGTCATCTAAGACTTGTAAAACTATCTAATGATGAATGGAATACTTCTGATGATGGTCAGAACAGAATTCAATTCGCAGCCTCTGCAAGAACTTTATTTGATGCACCACAGACAACAGGTGGTTATGAATTTAGAATCAACAATAATGCTCTGGTAGTTATTGATAACACTGGTGCTATTACTGTTACATCTGACGAAAGACTGAAAGAAAATATCACTACCATTGAAGGAGGTTTAGATAAAGTCTCAAATCTTCGTGGTGTTGAATATGATCTCAAGGCAACTGGAACTCATCACTTAGGCGTAATTGCACAAGAAGTTGAACAAGTTTTACCCGAACTTGTAAGTACAAATGATGACGGAATTAAGTCAGTTGCTTATCAAAACTTGACCGCTGTTCTTATTGAAGCAGTTAAAGAATTGAAAGGCGAAATATCCGAACTTCGTGCAGAATTAGATCAACTAAAGGGTAATAAATAATAGAGTATGAGTTAAATTGAAACTTACTTATGTCTGAAGAAAATACACAAGAAACTGTGCAAACAACCCAAAGTGTTGATGAAATGATTGCTAGTGTCACTAAACAATTAGAAGATCTTAGAGATGAACTTCTTGAAAGTGAAAAGAATTTCAATTTTAAGAAAGAACAATTTGTAAGACTTCAAGGAGCATTAGAAGCTTTTCAAGCAGTTAAAGCCAATTCTTGAAACTCCACAGAGTTATTATAAAGATCTTTAGGGGGCTTTGTCAATGTTGACAATTCCCCCTTTTTTATTCTAAAATAATTACAATGACTGATCCTAAGTTTGAGTACAAGTTTGAACATCAATGGGGTGGTGAAGAAACTTGGTACACTAAGTCCAAAATGTGGGCTCGCAACCAAAAATATCCATTTAATCAAATATATCTTAGTCTAATTGAATGGCTTTGGAAAAAATGGATTGACGGTAAAGTTATGTTAGAAATGTCAGATGTTGATAAACAATCTGAGGAAATAGTTTCTACTTGGGAAAGTGAAGATGGAGATCAGTGGAATAAACGTGAAATAAAGTCAGAACCTTCTGAAGTGGAAGGACTAGATAATATAAGCATTTCTTTTGAAAATGAACGATAAAGTACCGGATTTTATAGATCCCAAACAGTATCCAAACTTTTGGGAACAGATGAATAATTTTAAAGAATTTGCAAAATCTGTAGGACAGAATGCTGCCGAAGGAAATGGTATTCTTGTTTCTGAAGATAAAGTTAGAACTAGAGAAGAAATATGTCAGTCTTGTTCTCAATTTAATAGAGAAAGTAAAAAGTGTTATGTTTGTGGATGTTTTATGCAAGTAAAATGGAAGTTTAAAGCTTCTTCTTGTCCAATATCAATGTGGTAACACTTGACATAGAACTAAATATGTGATAATTTAGAATCAAATACCATAAATTGATGAAAAACGCAATTATCGCTGGTCTTTTGTTTGGTATGGCTCATGGAATGACTGTACCTGTTCAAGCTCAACAGGTAAATGAGTTTGAAACATGTACTAGACATCGTGAAGTTTATACTCCAGGCCACTATGATGGTAATGGAAACTATATCAGAGGTAGATTAACTACTAATTCATATAAAGTTCCTTGTAGTGGTGATGTTGTTAATTACGTTCCAAATACAAGACCAGAACCTACTAGACGTAGACCCCAATGTGATCCAGCTCATACAACTTTAGGAGCACTTTTAGGTGGTGGAGTTGGTGCAGCACTTTCTAGGGGTGATGGACGTTATTGGGCTATTCCCGTAGGTGCTGCTGTTGGTGGTGGAATGTTTGGATGTACATAGGAATATATGGTGATAGTTTTGCTGTCAACTATTCTGGTTGGCCCAGATATTTGGAAAAGTATTTCGATAATGCAAAAATAAAGATATTTGCTGTTGGTGGGACCAGTACAAATTATTCGTATATGAAATTTTTAGAAACACATCATAAACATGATGTTGTTATCTTCATATGGTCATCAGATAAAAGAAATACTTTAATAACAAAAGATTTTGACAAAAATAGATATAAAGTTCATGCAACTGCTAACACAAGTCATGAATTCAATTTTCGTGATAAACATGAACTACTCTCTCAATTAAAAATAGAACAAGAAGATATTCCGGAGTTTGATATAAAGAATGTAGATGTAACTTGGACATCTCACGAACTTTATAGTATTAAAAAACATCCAACAAAAAATATTTTACATGAAATTGCGATGAGGGATAGTGTAATTCTAAAACGCCCAGATTCTATAAACATAGAGGCATTTTCTTGTAGAGAATTTGAATCTTACGGTATGTCTAACATACCATTTACTGATTTGTGTCAACTACTGGTTAAATTGAATGTTAATATAAAATTTGAGGAAACTAATTATAGAGATGATTGTCAATTAAGACCCAATCATTTAACACCAAAACAGAACGAACAATTTGCAAATTATCTTTATCAACATATGACAAAAAAAGATTTTGATATTCATAGAACATTTTCAGATCCTAGAAAATATTATATGATGTCAGAGACTCTTGAAGAATCTGGATTTCATTTAGAGAATTTCGAAAAATTATGAGAAAGAATAGACCACAAGTAACCGAGTTTTATACAGTTGGATACATGCTCGATAATGAAGAAAAATGGGCATGCTATTTTAACTTTAATTGTGCTCAAGAAGCTATGATGAAGATGATACGGAATGGCGTCAACGTAACAGGAATGGAGACACGTTCCCTCGTGTGACACTCTCCGAACAGGCCACAGGACGTGCCAGAGGTCGCCAGGCGATGGTATCTTAGCCATGTAATCAACCAAGACACATGGCGACTCGTTCTCGCATCGGTATTCAACTCAAGAATGGCTCTGTTCTTTCGGTGTACTGTCACTGGGACGGCTATCCTGAGTGGAATGGTAAGAAACTCAAGGAACACTTTAACACTCGTCAGAAAGCTGCAGAGTTGATTGATGGTGGTGACATCAGTTCTCTGTGGACTGATAAAGATTGGTATGGAAAAGAACAGGAGTGGGGTACTCTTTACTACGAAGGTCGTGGTGATGTTAATGTTGAGCCCAATCTTGATAACTCCTTCCAAGCTTTCATCAGTGGTGTGAATGATTCTTGGGCGGATTATGCATACCTCTTTGCCGATGGCGAGTGGAGATGTTATACTCCTAAGGGCAATGAAGAACAAATCCCTGTTTGATATGGAAAACCTCATTCAAGTTAAGTATTATTTTAGGGAACATCCCAACACTACCCTTTCGGTGTTCCTTAAGACTGAGGAACAGGTTCAGGCTTTCAAAGCTAAACATCCAAATTATGTCTATGTGGAGAGTAAATAACTCTACGATGTAAGGATTTTATGTTCATTAAGAATGATAAACCAACAAAAATAATTGGGTTTCAGGATTCATCTATAGCCCAACAATACTTTGAAGTCTTCAACAAAGAGGGGTTGGAAAATGTTTCTATAATCACTCCCGAAGACTTCTTTTCTTTATCCGATAAAAATAGTAATCAGTACATAGTTGCTTTTTACATTGATATGGATCTGAGAAAAAATGTTTGTGACCTACTAGATGAACTTGGACTAGATTGCCTAACTTACATAGATGATACTGTCTACATGTTTTCTTCCTCAAAAATAGGAAAAGGATGTTTTATAGGTCATCTATGTGAAATTTGTTGGAATGCTTCTGTCGGAGATCATTGTTATTTTGACAATCAATCTGGCATTGGTCATGATGTCATTCTAGGTAGAAATAGTATTATTAGTTCAAAATGTTATGTTGGAGGTAGAACTAAAATAGGAGAGAATTGTAAGTTCTACCTAAATGGTTCAGTTCTTAACAACATAACTATCTGTAACAATGTAACTTTGTGTGCTCTAAGTAGTATAACCAAAGATGTAACAATTCCTGGCACTTATGCTGGAAGAAAAGCGAGACTTATTGATGGTTCTACTACCGATCAGAACCACTAATCATTAAACTCTTGCCTTTGACTCACTAACCACGTTATCTTGGCCTTGTTCAAATGACACGACACATGAACAACGATTTTGACACTGAGTACAACGACTTTGATGAACTTTACGAGTCGATGATGGAAACTAATCCAGAAGATTGGCTTCCTTCTACTGGTATTCGAGAGGAGTTTGATGTTGAAACTCTTGCAATGTTGAAGTCATTCTGATAGAATAATCTACAGGAGTGAAGCCGCCTTAAAGATCTTCAACTCCAGATATGCTTTTAGCAGTTAAAGTCTGGACCCCAAAACACATTTTGCTTCTAGCAATTATTACTATGAAAAAGACTTACTTCCTTCAAGTTCCTCAAACTTGCGAAGATCCCGCATGGAATGATATTATTTTTAAGATTCCAGCTCCAGAACAAGCCGATGGTATGCGGTTTGTTGAACGAAAGATTTTGATGACTTCTACTCCTAATAAGAAGAACAAACGAGGAGAAACTCAGAATCTTGCACGTCAAGCTGGTACTGGTAAAAGAGACGAAACCCTTCTAGGTAGTTTTGAAAAGGGTATCGACATCCGTGAAATGCCTCCGAAACTTATCAACGAAGACGGTTATCTGTCTCTCTATGGCGGTTACGGTCGTGCAGCAATCTTCGATGAACTTGGTTACTCTGCGTGGGTATATGACATCTATGAGTATGACCAATCTACCCGCAATGGTCTCCAGACAAATGATCTTGAAGTTCTAGAAGATGCTGCAATCAGTGATAACGGATCTGCAAAATCTAAACCCGCAGAAAAGTCTGATTATGTTGGCATTCTGATTCGTCGAATTAAGGATCATGGGTGGAATCGTGACCAGATGCAGGAATGGTTCAACAGTATTGAACATTGTCTGACTAAACGACAGGTCGCAGAATACATCTCTTCTGCTATTCTCAAAGAACACGCAGAAGGTCGGATTGAATGGTTCAAAGAACATGAAATCAATCAGATTGTTGCAAACCATGATCCCAGTCTTATCATCCTGAATACGACTGACGCAGAAAAAGGTAACAACCAACGCTTCATTCGTACTGCACGATCTATGATGCGTTCTTATGTCAATAGTGGTGGAGTTACTCAAGGTTATTGTCTCTGGAACAGTCAAGCTTCCAGTCATGAAGGTATTGACGATGCACACATTGCTGCAGAAAACATCATGAATGAATTTGTTGATGAATGTATGGAATTTGCAGCTGCAATCAACTATTTCAAGACCAAACCCTGCAAACCACAAAAAGTAGTCTTCCAGAAGATTGGTACAGATAATCTTGTGGGTTCAGTTGTAGACTATCCTGCACTTTAATGAAGACAGTTGTAAGACACTCTTACAAAGATGGAGAAATCTCAGAGACTAGAACTCTGGGATTTCTTCCCTTTAGTTATGATCCCACGGTCATACAGTCGATTAGTTATGTTATATCTAATCACTTAACTCCGGATCTATTAACTAAAAAATATAGAGAGGAGAATGTAACAAACTCAATGTTTGGTCATTGTTATCATTCTACTCAAGCTTTATTTTATCTCATGGATACTGATAAATTAGTTCCAATGAGTGGAATTGACTACAGAAATGATACTCACTGGTGGCTTCAAGACAATAAAACTATCTACGATGTAACTGCTAATCAATATTATTCCGTTGGTCAAGTTCCCCCCTACGATGTAGGCAAAAAGACACAATGGTATGGTTGGAAACAAAGACCACACCAAAGATCTTTGAACTTAATGATGAAAGTTCTAGATTCTACATGGATAAAGTATACTTATACAATCAATAAAATTTCCTAATCCAAAACCCCTTGCCCCTTGTGGGGTGGGGGTGTATTCTAGCTGTATCGAAACGAGGTTAATGCAACTCCGTCCTAACCAAATCCGTGCATTGGATGCAATGCTTGCATACGATAAAGGTCAAATCATTGTACCTACTGGTGGTGGGAAGACTCCTACCATGTTCTTTGATATTATCCGTAACTGCAAATATATTGACAACGGAATGACTACCGTTGTTGTAGCACCCCGCATCCTTCTTGCTGAACAACTCTCCGCAGAGTTTCTGGAGTTTATTGATACTAAGTACACTCATGTGATGCATGTCCACAGTGGTGAGACTCATCACTTCTCTACTACTAATCCCGAGAAGATTGCACTGTTCGCTAACACTGCTCGCAGTGCAGGTGAGAACGTTCTGATCTTCACTACCTACAATTCTCTTGATCGTATTCGTCAAGCTGACATTGAGGTGAACAACATTTACTTTGACGAAGCCCACAACAGTGTTAAACGTAACTTCTTCGGTCCTACTGAGTATTTCAGTCATGAATCTGATCGTTGTTTTTTCTTTACCGCGACTCCTAAACATTCTCTCACGATCAACAAACCAGGGATGAATATGCCCGAGGTTTATGGTAATGTTATCTGCAACATTCCTGCACCTGAGTTGGTTGAACAGGGTTACATTCTTCCTCCTAAAGTTGTTGTCAAACAACTCGGAATGGTTCAGGATAAGTTCAAGATCTGGTCGCGTGATAGTGACTTTCTGATCGAGTCGATTGATGACCAAAATGTAGACAAGATTCTGGTCTGTGCTAGAACTACCAAACAGATCATGGGTCTGTTGAGTGACTCTGACTTCTGCAAAGATGTCGCGTCTCGTGGTTACTCTTGGATGACGATTACCTCCAAGACTGGTGCAATTATTGATGGTCAAAAGGTGAACCGTGAGGTATTCTTTGACACTCTAAATGCATGGGGTAAAGATCCTAACAAGAAGTTTGTGGTTCTTCACCACTCCATCCTGTCCGAAGGTATCAACGTCAACGGACTGGAAAGTGTCATCTTCCTCCGCAACATGGATTACATCGGTATCAGTCAATCTATCGGACGTGTTATCCGTCTGGGTGGCAAGTCTAAGACCTTTGGATTAGTCTGCATCCCTGTTTATGACTCTGTGGGTATCTCCACCTCTAAAAAGGTTCAGGCAGTTGTAGACACGGTGTTTAATCAAGGTCAACCTGCTATCTCCGAGATTCGCAGGTAAATATACATAGTAATGTTCATTTTCTTCTAACATGAAAACAAAACCCTTACAAAATTATGATTCAAGTGTTGGGCTTGAAGTGTATGATATTGATTGGAAATGTGAAGAAGAATTGCTGGAACTTGGAAGACTATGTTCCTCTCAGTGCATTGTATATCTAAATGAAGATATTTCTGTTAATGATCTATTTGACACAATGAGTTTGTGGGGTGAGCCTAGTAGGGCTTTCACTCATGAGTATATTTGCGATAAGAAACTTACAGGTAGACATTGGAGAGAAATCCTTACTAATCTCGGTTACATTAGTAATGCAGCTGGTGACTATTTGAGTAAGGCAGTCGCTTACGTTAGTTACAAACAAGAAGAAAAAGGTCGCCCCGCAGGTATGTTTCAAAACGGGGAATTGAATTGGCATTGCGATCAATGTGCCTTTGAAGATGGTCAACGAGTCATCGGACTTAAAAGTGTCAGTGATACTGAAAACAGCCAAACTCAGTTTCTTTGTACTCATGATGCCTATGAATCTTTAAGTTCTGAGATGAAAAGTCTTGTAAAAGAATTGGTCGTAAAACATAAATGGATTGACAACGAAATGGCGCCAATTCTAAACGACGTTCAGGCTAATCTTTTACGTTACAATATGGTTCCTCTTGACGGAATGGAAACGTCTCTGTATAGTGAGACTGCATCTGGTCTCCCAGGAATGAAGATTCCAAGCTGTTCCTTTGATGGTTTCGTCGGAATGACTAGAGAGGAAAGTGATAAGGTATTAAATGAACTTAAAAATGTTGTTTTTAAGGACAAATACGTTTATACACAAAACTGGCAAGATGGTCAAGTTGTATTCATGGATCAAGAAATTACCATGCACAAGAGACCAACAAACATTGAGTCGGGTAATAAGAGAACCATGGCTAGATCTATCTTCTATGTGAATAAACTCTATGACAGTCTAAAGTCTCAAAAATCAACAAAAGTAAGATACAATGGATCATTCTATGATACTGAAGATTTTGTAAAATTTGTAGATGAGGATCGTAAAAAACGATTTTCACTGTCACGAACCTGAACTGACCTTTTGATCACTTACCAATTTTAATCATGAAAGACTGGACTATCTACTGCGAGAAAACTTACAACAACCTGAGAGCAAACCGCCACAACTGGGGTAGATCTTCAGAGTGGGATCGAGCTATTACTCGTGACTTTTATCTTGGTGTATTTGACTGCGGCAATCCTAATCCAAGTGGGCTGATTAGTGAGAATGCTTATGTTAACAAGATGAACAAAGGTAAAACTACTCACGATCATTGCCTTTCTCCGCAGTTCATTGGTCGGATGATTATGGATAATCAAGACATCTATCTCGATGATTATGAGAAGTTCAAAGAGATTTTCTGGTCTGCATGTAGGACGATCATTGTTACACAGAAGGAGAATGAATCTCTCTCATTCCTTACAACCAATGACCAAGATGGTTACAGGATTCTTGTATCGACAGATAAGAAATATCAACACTTAGGTATCAAACTTTATGAGAGGGAAGAGGGCAGAATCCATTGGAAGTATGCTCGACCCATCCACAACAATATCATTGAAGTTCCTCAAGAACTGTTAGAATACGAAAAGAATTACTTGGTTGCATGATTTTTCCTAACGAAACTATTCTAGATCCTGATAACGGACCCAGTGGGTTTGCTACACCAGACTTCACCATGGCTGCCGTTCCAGTGATAGGATCTAATGAGTATTGCATTATTGCTTTCGGTACGCAACATGAGTATTGTAAAGATCGTAAGACTGCCGAGATTAAATTAGAACAACTCTGGAAGGCGACACGAAAATCGGCAAAGGGTACTAAGACACCTGCCAAACAAAAATCACAAAAAAACAAAAGTTCGCTCAAATTAAAACCCAGTGATGGCAAGGGTTCTGGTGTTACCGCTCGGGATCAAAAGGAGAAAGCTGCACCTAAACAGACCAAAAAGATCCCGAACGGGAAGACTAGGACACCTAAGAAACCGTACACTCTTCACCCGAATCCGCTCCTGGATGCATTATCTTAGCTAAGTTGAGGTTAAACATGACTGCTACTAAAACCAAACGAGTTTGTGTAACTCCGTTGTCTAGCAAAGCTAAGAATCGCTTTGCTAACATTATGGATCTTTTTCACACTTGTACTGTAGAACAAGAACGAAACATTGATGGAATTGATCACATGTTCCTCGTTTCTTTGAATCGTCAATACTGTTTCTGGGTTCCCAAAAAAGGTAACGACCACTGGAAAGTTGAGAAGTGAATAATGTCCCCGAAGAAATCTTACGAGAGATACAATCAAGATTCTCGCACATTCCTCCGACAGGATATAGATACGAAACGCTTCCTTTTAAGCGTGACATGTATTCTATCTGGACTGTATATGATCGTGGGTTTAGTTACAATGGTAATAGTCCATCTTACTGCATCTGGGGATTCTACGATGCAAAGAAACGATGCTTTAAAGCTCCCATCAATGCCACCAAACCAGGCGATACGGTAGAATTAGAGGATACAACTCCATACACAGCTATGCCTCTTAATCTTAATCCTTTGGAAATGTGTTTCGCAAAATGAATTACACAATCAGATGGTCTGCGCCTAAACAAGGTACGGTAAGTACCGAAATTGATGCTATCAATTCTTTCGCAGCTCGTGAACAATTTAATTCTCTCTATTCCGAAATAGATGGTATAAGTGTAATCAGTGTAACTCCAACTTTCAAAAGTGAAGAACTTCACAGACTTCAATCTGAATCAGTAACTGAACGTGAAGTTAGTGGCTATGATCGTGATATAAGCTTCGGTATTTTGATGTTCGGATCATTTGGAGCTTTAATCTTAATTGCATATGGAGCTTTTACTGCTCCAGGTGGTATCATAACAATGATAATCGGAGGCGGACTGGGATTTTTAACCTATAAGTTTGCTGATGCATTGGCAACAAAAGGATGGTAAATACTTGACAAATACAAACAAAACATTTACACTTTAGAAGTAATTTACAAACAACAATGGCACAAAAGTTTTTCTATGTCGTGGATCATTATGTTCCCTTCCCCAGTAGCGAATACGGTGGAATCTGGAACGTGATTGCTGAAGACGATGAAGATTGTTTTGAGTTGATCGTTGCTCAAGATGACGGTAACTTCAATCAACCTCACTACAATAAACTTCGAGAGAATATCGAGAAGTCTTATACCTATGCTCTCGCAGAAGAAAATCTAGATTCTTGCATTGTTGCCGAGTTTACTACATGAGCAATCCATTAAATGTAGACTTTTGTCCTCATGAGTGTAATACTCTATACAAAGCTTTGAGGTATTATCAAATAAACAAGTCAGTTCTTGGTTCTAAAGAGTATCAACAAATTGATCTTATGTTACAGAAACTCCAACCACATTACACTAATAGTGTAATAGAACCTGCCTATCAATCTGATAGATAAATTAGAGTTTTTGGATGACAATGGAGTTCAATCATCAACAATTAGATCCAAATCAATTACAACGAGTTCATAAACAGAAGATGGAAGCTGTAAAGTTGCTTATGACAGAGATCATAGACAATCCATCAACAATTCATATGGATGATTTGAAACAAGTTATAGACTATCTTGATAAAGATAGTGACAGTTGAAAATGCTGCACACTCTCCTTGACAGGGGAGTTTTTTCGTGTATTATGGCCATATGAAAAAGAACACTCACCTAGAACATCCTGAGGATTCTCTACTTGAGGGTCGGGAAAGTTTCCGTCAGATGCTTAACTTTCTGTGGGAACGTAATAATACTTTATCCGTCAAGTATGATGGTGCTCCCGCTGTAGTTTGGGGTATCAATCCTGAGAACGGTAAGTTCTTTGTGGGTACGAAAAGTGTATTCAATAAAGTAAAAGTTAAGATAAACTATACTCACGCAGATATTGAAACTAATCACGGACATATTCAAAATGTAGCATCCATTCTGCACATGTGTTTTGAATGTCTTCCTAGATTGCAGGGAATCTATCAAGGTGACTTCATAGGTTGGGGTGGTTCGAATACATTTACTCCGAATACAATTACTTACAAGATGACTCAGGAGATTCACCCTGAATCTATAGTCTTTGCTGCACACACTCATTATGTTGGTGAGACCATAAAAGATGCGGAGGTTCGCTTCAGTTTCCCTTGGGATGTTACTCCTCCTGAAGTATATTCTGAACGTCCAAAAGAGAAACCTTTTCAACAAACTAAGACTCATTTCTTGAACACTAATGCAACCATTACCTCCCGTCATCGTCGGATTGATTACCTTCTTGGTCTTGCAGATTTGGTTAGCAATTTTGTTAGATTACCTGAAGGAAAAGAAGGACAAGAACTGAAAAAGTCCATCAATCATTGTATTCGTTTAGAGAAAGATTTGTCTTGTGCAGGTATGGGTAAGAGATTAACTTTCCTCTATAAACTTATCATCCACATCAAACATTTGTTGATGGAAGGTATGTCTGCTGAAGAGGACATTGAGTGTTACTTTGCTGGTGAAGAATGTGATCATGAGGGTTACGTTATGACCAATGAGTTTGGCACATTCAAACTCATCAATCGTCGGGAGTTTAGTTTTAGAAACTTCACCGCACAGAAGTCCTGGTGACGGTTCACAGACTGGCCACAGATCCTGCCAGAGGTCGCCAGATACGATACATTAGCCATGTTGAGTTCACTAATCCATGACTCGTACTCTCGAACAGCTTCGCATACAAGTTGAAAAACTCATCAAACAACAGGGTAAAACTGCTCCTGTAGCTGCATGGATCTATACTAAAGAAGATGTCATAGATTATCCAGATGAAGAAACAAATGTAACTGAAGAAATTGCAAACAAAGTGATTGACAGTCTGGATAATTATGACCACATTTATACTGTGATCTTTGATTGTATTGATGATGAGCTTAGAGAACTGAAAGTCCTGTGACAGTCTTCGGGCTGCACACTATTCTCCCCATAGGTGTCTAGATCTTGGTATCTTGGCTATGTTGAGAGGTTTCCCCAATGACTTTCACTGACGCACTGATTGCATCTGGTTATGTTCTCGATGAGGACAACTTTGATGAGGGTTGTTATGTCAAAACCGATGCAGATAACTTCATCCACATCTATCAAACTGGTGAGGATGAAGGTGAGTGGAATTACGTCAAAATGACTGAGGATTTTGATGTTATTTCTGAGGTAACTTTCGATCCTGATTCTAACTTCATCGTCTGATTCTTTTCATCCTTACTCTTAAAAACAATGTCTGATTACATGGTCAAGATGGGTGCGAAACCCGAAACTTACGAAGATCATTGTCATAATACAATGAGTAAAATGTTGTCGGTAATTCGCTACCTTATGAAAGGTGAGAATGATCGTGCAAAGTATTGGTTTGAAGAGTTTGTTCTTCCTGGACTTGAAGAAGTGTATAAAGATCAAGATCCTAAGTATGGTGTAAGTTCCTTCTCTATGTTATACCGTGAAGGTAACTTTGACTGGGATCTAATCTGTTCCTCTCCTCTCTGAAATTATCATGAACAATTCCAAAGTTGAACACTACAGTGTCATGTTGTGTGACGCACTCTACATGTCCATGAAAAGTTGGACTCTTAATCTACATCAATCCGCGATAGATCGTGGTACTGATAGTGTAACTTATCATCAAGAAAAGATCTTTGAGATCTATAACAATGGTGTGAGTGATGAGTATTATCTTGATGAAGGCCGTAAGTATTACAAACTGATCCATAAGAATGGTTCATCTCGTTCGGTGCATTGTTTCATTGATAAGAGCAATGGAGATGTCTACAAGTCTGCATCTTGGAAGTCTCCAGCTAAGGGTGTGAGGTACAATCTCCTGGACGATACTTCTCGGGAATTGTGCTATTCTAACTGTGATCCTTTCGGTAGTTATTTGTATCAACGATGATCGTATCCAAAGAGCAACTTATTGACGCACTTTACAATGAGTATGTTTTTCTTTGTCATGATGATTTCGATCCAGATGAGGATGCAACTCCTGAAGAATACCTAGAAATGTTGAAAGAAATGAGTTATGATGAGTTGATTGAAGAAACAGCAACGGACGACACTTTTCACCTTGATGAGTTTATGGAGGCCTGGGGATGACTGAACAAACTAAACTTATTCTTGCACAAATGCAAGTGGAAAACCTGCTCGAACTCCTGAAAGATAATCCCTACGAGAATTATATGTGTGGGAAACTTTACGGGATTAAGTATGAACTAGAACGGCAGTTAAAACTACAGAAATTGTGACGGTCTGCGGGCTGTCCACCATTTCCGCCGAAGGGGGCTGATCCTTGGTATCTTAGCCATATGGAAAACAACGCAACCGAAATGATCTTTCACTACAATGCTGGTCGCGGGAAGCAAGGTAAGCTTCACCTCCTTCCTTCTATGTCTCTCCTAAAGCCTGAGTACATTTGTGTTGCTGAGGTTGAAGGAAATACGATGGTTGTGAGCAACCCTCGTCCTCTGGATAAAGCCCTTGTTTGGGCACAACAATGGTGCGGTACTTTCTGTCTCCTCCCTGTTTGAAACTCATGCAATTCCAAGTTACTGACATCGCCTTTGATTTTAGTGATGATGCTTATGATGAATCCATCACAGATGAATACAAAGAAGAACTCCGTGAAGGTGTATTTGGTACAGTCTGGGAAGCAGATGATGAGGATGATCTAGTTGAAGAGATCACATGTGCCACAGGTTGGTGCATCAAGTCCATTGATTACCGTCACATTCTTAACTGAAACTCATGAACACTGGTTACACTTTGAACCGAGTTGAGTTCACTAAAGACGAGGAAACTTGCATCCTTAAGTTTCTTCGTGATGCACAAGAATGTGGGTATCCTAGTGCTAACGAACCATGGTATCCAGTTATTAACAACATCATGAGAAAGTATTACGATTCAGACATCAAGGAGGCTCAAGTCGCATGGTAATTAAAACACCGAGAGAATATCTGATCCAAAATGTAGAAGACGCCATCAACGTTTGCTACACTGCTCCAGAGAATCCTGACGAGGGTTATCCCTTTGCTGCAGGCTATGCACGTTCGTGTTTGCAAACTGTACTGGAGTATTTGCTTAAAGAACAAGAGGCCGGTCAGACGGCTGTCCACTAAACCCGCCAAACCCAGCCAGATCCTGTATCTTGGCCATGTTGAGAGATTTCACCGCAATGCAACTAACTTCCAAAGATGCCAACATGGTTGTTGACTTCTATCCCGTAAAGTTTGCCGATGGTGACATCAGCACTCGCTACATTCTGAAGATTGTTACTTTCATGGGTCAATCTCAGTCTAAGCGTTATATTCTGAAGCGTGATTTCCAACGTGAGGTAGATTCTCGCGTTGAGGGTTATGGTTACGAAGTGACCGACATTCACACCGATCCGCAACTCTTTAACTCTGGACTTGCTTGCTGCTGCTGATCCTTTCCCCATCTAATCTCTGACATTTGCTACCATGAGAACCGATTACCTTGCTATCGCTTTCGGACCATCTGACACTCCTGGATTGTATTGGAATAACAAGTTCTGGGCTGATGGTGATAAATATGCTGCAATTAAGTTTGGTCGTGAACAACTCTCTAAACCAGGAACTTTCGGTTACGTTGTAATCGAAGAGAATGAAGATTCTTGGAAGATTGTTGATGAACTGGGAGCTCCTGAGAATGCTGTTAGCGTAGGTGCTCACGGTTACACTTACTTTGTTGAACCAGCTAAAAAACTTCAACTTATCTAACCTATGACAAAATACGACGCAAATTACTATCACATCCTTCGCAAATATGACCAGGATGATGATGGCGACTGGGATGATATTGTCTCCCCTGATGATTACGATGAGATCCTAGATCGTAAGCGGTTTGAGCAATCAAATCGGGACTGGTAGGCCAATTCACTGGCTGCACACTAAAACCGCCAAAGGGGGCTGATCCTTGGTATCTTAGCCATGTTGAGACAAACGACCCGATGATTAACCACTCTCTGACCTACCTAACTGGCCGTCCCGTTGCTGAAGTCCGAGCAGACTTAGCTCGTGTCCTTGCTCAACCTGAAACCCGTGCAACTAATGCACTTAAGTTCTACTACAGCTTCATGGATGCGAAGATGAATGAGAAAGCTCTCAATCGCTTCAGCGAGTTCATGGATGTAATTGAGTACAACAGCGAACCCTACGAGCTTTACTGAAATGACTACTGTTATCCTTGGTTCTTTGATTATTCTTTGGTTCTTCACTCCGCTTAACAAATGACTAAAACTGTTCGGATTCAAGTAGAAACCAACGACGGATGCCGTACCATTTGGTATGAGCAATCTCGTGCAAAGGATGCTTGTACTAAGGTGCATGATCGTGTGATGGAGCAACTTGCTGGACTGAATCTTAAGCGAGTTGAAGTTAGTCTCTCTCCTGCAACTGTTTGAATCAAAGTCTCCACATTCTCTGATTATTCTTGACATGAACACCAACACTCTTGAGTTGCTCATTGCTGACTGTTTTGAGTACATCAATGACAACGACTCCAAAGCTGGTGCGTATTGGTGTAATCAACTCTTCACTAAGCAAGGTGACATCAAACGACATATGATTAACGAGACTACGCTACAACGTCTCGAAAACATTGCTTCTGAGTATGCCTTTGCCGAAATCTGACTCAACTAATCAACACAAACACAACACACACAAAACAATGGAACTGACCAAAGCTTTTCCTCCTGCTGATGACCTGATTGTGAAGCTGCAGGAGATTGACTATCACAAACAACTGAATAGCTACATGGACAAAGTTGATACGATTGTGGTATGGATTGCCGCAATCGCTACTGTTCTCTGGGAGAAGTTTCAGACCGTGAAGATTACCACTCCTGAAGCTATCTCGCAATACTTCTACTTCAACTTTAACATGCGTTATGCTCCTGGTGATGAGATTGTCGGTCTGAGTGTAGGCAATCGTTACATCGGTTTGTATAGCGATTCGATCAACTGGGGTGTGCTCGACGAGAACGGCTGCCTCTGATTCGAGCGAACAATTCTTTTTCTGTGATTCTGGCCGCATTGGATGGATCAACCTACCTGGCAGCCAGAATTGCAGGAAATTCCGGTTTTCTGTCTAGTGGCCACGATGCATCTTAGCGAGACGAGACTGAGACTGAGCAGGATACCACGAGACTAGGGCAATTCTGGGGGTGGCCCAATCGGCCAGCTGCACACCGATCTCGCCAAAGGGGCTTGTTAGCCCCTATATTGGCCACATGAGGGGGAGGGAACGACCCCGACCCACTCAAAACCTTTTCTCTTCTCAAACCATGCGTAAGATCGAACAGCAAATGAACAGCGCAATCGCTGATCAAAAGAACTGGTCCAACGCTAACACTCGCGTCTACAGCTCTTCGGGTGTTTCTTCTGTTTATCTCCACGACAATTTGATTGCTGAAGTTGGTGAAAACTTCATTCAGTTGTTTGATGGTGGTTGGCAGTCTGCTACTACTAAGTCCCGTCTGAATGCTATTCTGGATGCAAACGGATTGCCTGGTGAGCGTGTGTTTCAGAAGGATTATGCCTGGTTTGTTCGCTTAACTGACGGAACCACGATTCCCTTCTTCTCTGGTATGCGTCTGAACTGATGGCTAGACGTAAGACGCTAACATTCAAGTCCCCCGACAAGATGAAAACAATCGGTGCGATCTTCATTGTAGCGTTCCTGGTATTTCCTCAGGTTCGCTACACTACGGGATCAATTCTTCACTCTACTGCTAACTTCATTCAATCCACAGCTGACTGATTACGATGAAAACTTACAAGGTTACTTTCACTGTCGTTTGTGACGGTCATCCTCGCAAATGGGTTCCTGATGCTATCTGGGAAAACCTGAATGCTGGTGATGGCGAAGATGTCCTAGAGTACAGCTATGAAGAGGTTGAAGAATGAAACACGGTAACACAGTTCGCATCATTGACCATCTCGGCTTGTTCCCTGAGACTAGAGGAAAAGCCCGATACATTACGGTCAAAACTTATGCTCATGCAATGGAGATTGTTGATGAGCAAAACAAACTCGGCAACTCTGCAGCTATTGTTTTCTGGTGATGACAACCTCTAACTTTTTCAACGATTACGAGAACACTAACATCGACATGTTGACTAACACTGTGGAAACCGAACATTACGAACTCGATCTAGATGACTTTCTGCAATTTGAGATGATTGCTGCTATGATGGAAGTCACGGTTGATTATCTTCTGGATGAGTTTTTCGTGGATGGACAGCTGAACCTAGAGGATGTGCCCTGGGAAGCTTAAGGAAATCGGACAGTCTTCTGGCTGTCCACTATTTCCGCCAAACGGGTCCGTTAGCCCCTATATTGGCCACATGGAAAACAAAGCAACTCAAATGTCTCTCTTCTCTCAAGGTTGGAAAGCAGAACAATACTGGGGCAGCGAGTTGACTGCTACTCACATGCGTTCAGCTTCTGTCTATCGTTTCATCGAGAATAACGACATCTCGATTAAGCACACTGCCGTTCGTAAGGATAGCGAATGGGTTGATCAGTTTGTTGTTTATCATCGCACTGTCACTGCTTATCACGAGAGTGGAAATGTTCTCTCTACTGAGAACAATCCTGTCGAGACTTTTGATAACTGGTTGGATGCATATTACTGTGGTGTGGTATGTGTCAACAACCTGAACATGGATCTCATCGCTAACTGAAACTCATGCGAATTGTAATTGTATTTGCTACAATTTTCTGTGGCATTTCTCTTGGTTCTCAAGCGATTGCTAACGTGAGTTCGATGACAGAAACTCGAACTTCCCAACTGTGTCAAATTGACTCCACTTTCTGCAACTAACTAACACAAACTAACATGAATCGTTCTGAACTTCAAGATAACATGATCCAGCAAATCCTGGAGGATATGGACATCAAAACTATGATGGCAATTCTTTATGATCAGATGGATGAGAATTATGATAAGTATTCTGATGAAGAATTGATCACTGAAGTTAAAGAATACTACCCCGAATTGTTGGAAGACTGAACCAAACTCAATTCAAGTTCTTTACATTTTTGACTGATGCCTTTCTTTAATGCTTTTGGAAATACTTCCTCGAAAGAACAATCGGAGGAGATGCCATTTTTCATTCCGATGAGCGATTGGAATCGTGGCACTTATCGTGAATTGTTAGCAATTCTGAGTGAAGTTCCTGAACAAATGTTAGATCAAACTGTAACGATCCGCGATGAAGAAAATGATGAGTATTATCCTGCAAAAAGTGTAGGTTGGACTGGTCCTGGTTGTGATACATTAGGGAACCAACATATGTACGTTTCGATCTAAACATTATAGAATGGGATGCGCTATAAAGACACCCAACATCTTCAACACTAATCAACAACAAATGATCACCACCCGCAAAGAGTTTTTCATTCAAGTTCTGGATCAATTTGCTGAAACTGGAAACGACCTTTTGCAGATTCTTGATGACATCGAATCTGGTGAAGTTCAGTGTTTTATTGCTGAATAATTCACTGACTTTCGGATCACATTTAACGCGCTCATTTTTCCTAAACTCATGAACATTCAAACTGCAATCAAACAACTCGAAGGTGCTCAAACTGGTCATGAAATGCTACAAGTTCTCGATGCAATCGCAGGGGGTTATGAGTACATCGAAAGTCCGATGATTGCACAAGTCCTCGGAGTGCCTACCCTAGACGAAATTAAGTTCTGATAGTATAATCGAGGGGGACGATAATTCCCCCCATAAAATGAAACTTACTACACAAACAAAAGTGAACTTTATCAGTGGAAATTGGGTGAACAATCTTACACCCGAAGAACAAGATCATTACTATAATGAAGTCGTAAAGTATTTCACTGAAGAGGTAGCAAGAAATGTGTTAGAAAAGTATAGTCAACCCATTGCCTATAAGTACAGAAACGTATAAAATATCATAGTAGTTTCTTACACACAAAGGACACACACTCATGCAAACAATCAACAACAAAGTTACACGGTACAGGGTTACTCTAGACTTCACAGTTGATGCATCTAACTGTGTAAGTCCTAAGGAATGGAATTGGTCTGAACTTCTTGAACTTAAGGGTAATGAAAGAGTCAAAGAGGTTTATGTAGAGAACCTCGGAGAATACAACTCTAAGGGTAAGAAATGATGGAACAAGAAGAGTTCGATTTCTATCAAGAATTACAAGAACAATTAGAGGATGATTCGCTCTACTATGATGATGAATCTAAGGGGGTTGAAGTAGAGTTTTATGACCCCTAGTTTATTTTTTAACCATTAAAAAAATGGCTAAAAAAATATAGCTGGGTGAAAGCTTTGGAGAGTGATGTGATCAACTTAGAGTCTTATTAAATGCTCTGAGACCTTGTTATCTTAGCGGGCACGCTATCACATCCTCGCGTTTTTGGCAATAAACCCCCCGCACAAGTCTCTGAATCCCACACATAAGATTTCTGAGAACTTCTGGGAGTTGCCATAGCGTACTGATACAGTGTAAAATGACTCTGTGGAGTTTCATGAGTAAGCTTAAAGATCTATGAGCTACTTAAAGGCTCATACCATAAAACTCTGAGATCGGAGAGAATTATGGACAGTTGCATAAGCTGCACAGTGTTTATGCCGAGCCCCCTGAAATCTGGTATCTTAGCCATGTTGAGAGAAACACACATGAGCAACACCGAAACCACTCAAGCTACCTACAACGGCTGGACTAACTACGAAACCTGGAATGCTGCTCTGTGGATTGGAAATGATGAGTTTCTGTACAACACTGCAAAAGCTTGTGTT